CTCATCTGTTCGAGTTCTACGAACATCATGTTTATATTGTTGTTCTTGCTCACGGTTTTCCCGATCTAATTGTTTACGGGAATTATCTTGTTTACGATCTCCCATCGTTTGGCCTTTAGGCTTAGAGTTTGGTTCTCCATATTCAACAAAAATTTTTTCAGCTTCTCGAACCATTTTATCATGTTTCTTTTTAAAATTTTTAGATCGTGGATCAATCTTATCAACTTTATCAAGAGATAAAACTCCTTTAACCAAATCGGACGCTATTTCATATCGATGAGAAATAACGTACCAATATGAAACTCCAACTGCTGTCGCAAGAGCAGCAAGAGTTAAACCACAAACATATGGAACTGCATTATCTTTCAAATGATCAACAAGAATGTCCCAAACTTTCTCAATTTTGTCTTTTGCATGATGCAAAACAGTTGGAGCCAAAGTTTCAGGCTCGACAACTTTAGGATTAAAGGGATTAATATAAACATAATAACCAGAAAAAATTCCGGGGTCGTTACTAACGGAGTTTATAAGTTCTTTATGTGTTGTATAAACAGAAACCACAAGATTAGACGCAAGCATCCCTTTCTTATAGTTTGTCATTACTGAGTGATAACCAGTTTCCCGGGCTTCCTCAGAATCAACAAAAATCATGTCATTAATGAAACCATCAGAATCAAGATATGTATCATCTTGAAAATTGACCCACACATCACCTGTATCGCTAGGATACATGACGAAGGGCCAACTAAAGTCATATCTATAAATGGTATACCAATTAAGGTTACCTTTATGAACACTTTCATAAACACAATTTATTGTGACACTATCACAGTCATGAACAAAAAGAGAATCCTTGTTTCCTAAATCAAAATTATTTAACCGTTGCCCAAGCTGAGCAAGAGGAGAAAGTTCTACGGAACCAGTGAAAGGAACGGAGGAATGAATTTTAACAGTTTTATGATCATCATCAAGATTGTATTTAGTATTATTTAAAAAATCAATCGCACTCTTTTTCCATCCAATTGCGGCCCAATTTTCAGGTCGAGCATTTCCACCTTCCTTCATGGTTTTATCACCATTAGCAGACATAATGTCTTCACTTTTTCCCCATTTTTTCGTAGTTTCGTCAATCGAATCAGTGAAATCTCTTAAAGCATCTGGAAATTTTTCAATCCATTGAATATTTGATGCTAAGGTTCTAACCGATGACATGAGCTTAAAGCTTTCATTAAGATCAACAACGACACCACACGCAGCAACTATAGAAGTTACCGACAAAAGGATTTTAGACAAAATACCAATTGCACCCTGGCCACTGGCCTCATTCCCTTCTTTTTTAATAATTTGGGCTATTTTGAGACCAACTAAGGCCAAGGACGCTCCTCCAAGAA